ACGGTCGCGAGAGCCTGAGTGGCGGTGTAGATCGCCGGGCTGACGCTGACAGTGTACGCGCCCGCCGCGGCGGTCGCATCGGCGGTCGCAACGAACTGCTGAAGCGAGCCAGTCGATCAAGCAGCACACGACCGGCTCGCGCACGGGCGCGCACACTGTCACCACGACCGTGTCGAGCCAGGGTGCAACTACCATCGCCATCACCGGCACGGGCACTCAGACGATCAAGAAGGGCGACGTCTTTACCATCGCTGGCGTGTATGCGGTCAACCCGCAGACCCGCGAGTCGACTGGGTCGCTCCAGCAGTTCGTCGTGACCGAGGACGTCACCGCCGCCGCAGGCGCCTACGCTGCGGTCAGCATCAGCCCGGCGATCTACACCGCCTCGCACGCTCTGGCGACCGTTGACAGCTTCCCGCAGGCGAGCGCCGCGATCACCTTCTTGGGCAGCGCCAGCACCCAGTACCCGCAGAACCTGATCTATCATCGCGACGCCATCACGTTCGCGACGGCCGATCTGGTGATGCCGCAGGGTGTCGACATGGCTAGCCGTCAGGTCCACAACGGTATCAGTCTGCGTGTCGTGCGTCAGTACGACATCAACAATGATCGTATGCCGTGCCGGGTCGACGTGCTGTATGGCTACTCGGTGATCCGTCCGCAGATGGCTGTGCGGATGTGGGGCTAAAGGAAGGGGCTTCGGCCCCTTCTCATCAATTTTGAAAGGACACAATCATGGCTCTTCCTAATGGTGGTGGTGGTTACCAGGTCGGCGACGGCAATCTGGACGAACCCCTAATCGACTGCATCCCCGCGCCCGTTTCGGTCACGGCAACGGCAACTCTGACGGCCGCGCAAGTGCTGAACGGTTTGATTCTGGCTAACAGCGGCATCACGGCTCAGCAGACTTACACTCTGCCGACCGTTGCGCTGCTGGAGGCTGCGCTGACCAACTCGGACAAGATTGGCACGTCGTTCACGTTCCGTGTGGTCAATCTCGGCACCTCGTCCGGTACTGCGGTCATCGCCGCTGGTACTGGCTGGACCGTGTCGGGCTCGTTGACCATGACGATCCCGGTGACGACTGGTGCAACGCTGGTTGCGCGCAAGACGGCAACGGGGGCGTGGACTCTGTACCGCGTCGCCTGATAGGAGTTAATCATGGCGAACACTAAGCCTGTTGGGGTGGCTTACTCCGACCCGGCGCTGACGGCGTTCTATCTTAACGCTCCGGTCACTAAGACCGCCAGCTTCACGCTGGGCGAAGAGGAGAACTTCGTTATCGCCAACGGCGCGTCGGCCAACGTCACGGTGACGCTTCCGAGCGGCGCCGATTACATTGGTCGGACGGTCTTTGTCAAAAACCTGTCCGGTACTTACACCCTGATCTCGGCGTCGTCAAACGTCAAACCTCGGACCTCGGGCTCTGCGGGCACCGCCATCTTGGCGGCGACTGCGGGTGCTTGGGCGATCTTGGTTTGCGAAGACGGCACGAACTGGGTTGTGATGGCTGGCAACTAAACGGACGGGGGCTACGGCCCCCGTTTTACACATGGCATTGATCTACTTGAAGCACCCGATTCACGGGGAAAAAATCGCCACTCTTGATCTGGAAGCCGAGCATGATGAAAAGCACGGCTGGGAGAGGTATACTCCGGGCGAGGAGCCGGCACCGGAGCCGGTGAACGAGCTGCGGCCGCGCCGCCGCCGGGAGCAGTCGGATGCAAAGCTTCTATGACGTAGTCGTTGACACAGGCGGCAATCCAATTGCCGGCGCGCAGGTCTTTGTCTACGACTCGTTGGGCGTGTTGGCCACCCTTTATTCGGACGTCAACAACACGCCCCAAGCAAACCCCATCATCACAAATGCGGATGGTGGGTATCTGTTCTATGCCGCTAACGGCATCTATTCGGTTGTGATTGTCGCGGCTGGGTATAACTCTCAGACGTTGACTGGGATCACGATCTCCGGCGCGCCCAGCCCCGGTAGTGTAGACATCCAAGAATTCTCTACGCCAGGGTCGTACACTTGGACCAAGCCGGCCGGCGCTCGATTTGTGGAAGTGCTGATGTACGGCGGGGGTGGTGGCGGTGGATCGGGCCGTCGTCGGGGGTCAGATATTTCAACCGCAGCGACTGGTGGTAGTGGTGGCGGGGCGGGTGCAAGAGTCGAAATTCGGTTGCCTGCCAGTGCTTTAGCCGCAACAGAAACAGTCGTAGTCGGCGCTGGTGGTATTGGGGGTGCGCCCCAAACGACAGACGCAACAAACGGAAATTCTGCAACTGTTGCTACGGCTTCTGAGTTTAAGGGGTATAAAGCCGGCGAGGGCGGGACAGGATTAGGTGGCTCAACAACATCGGTTGCGCAGGGCGGGTCGTTTACCTCTTATGACGTTTTTAGGACCGGCTCCAGCGCATACAATCCTGTAGGCGGCTCTGGAAGTGTTGGCGGCGGGCTTGGTGGAAGAGGTGGCTTGCGACCTGGAGCAGGTGGCGGAGGCGTCGGTTTTTTCGCTAACTTAACTGATTCCAGAGCGGGTTGGGAAGGAGGACTTGGAGGGGCGGTATATGCTGACCAGCCTGCGGACGTGAGCGGCGGCGGCGGTGCAGGCGGAACAGCTGGAGGTAATGGAGGAAACGGTGCCGATGGAATCGCCGGGTATTTTGTAGGTGGCTCCGGCGGGGGGTCTGGCGGGTGTACAAGCACCGCAGCGGGCAACGGCGGCAACGGCGGTTACCCAGGTGGCGGCGGAGGTGGCGGCGCTGCGGCGTCTGGCGCGTTTGACTCCGGTGCCGGTGGTAACGGTGGCAATGGGTTTGTTCGCGTCGTGACATACCTTTAATGGAATAAACAATGACCGTCCTTACGCTTTCAGGCGCAGGTGTTAGCGCCGGCGACATCATCAACGGAGCGCTGCGCCTTCTCGGCCAGTTGGCTGAAGGCGAGACGCCGTCGTCTGAGACGTCTGCTGACGCGCTGCTGGCTATGAACCAGATGCTGGACAGTTGGAGCATTGAGCGGCTGTCGGTGTTCTCAACCCGCGACGACGTGTTTACTTGGCCGGCCAACACCATCAAGCGCACCTACGGACCGACGGGCGACTTTGTGGGTACGCGGCCAGTGCAGTTGGACGACAGCACTTACTTTAAGGACACGGCCAGCGGGCTGTCTTATGACATCCTGTTCATCAATCAGGACCAATACAACGGCATCGCGTTAAAGACGGCGGGCAGTTCGTTTCCGCAGGTCATGTGGGTCAACATGACTTACCCTGACGTCGAGATGTATCTGTACCCGCGCCCGACCAAGGATCTTGAGTTCCATCTGGTCTCGGTCGAGGTGCTGTCGCAACCCGCCACGCTAGCGACTATTTTGGCGTTTCCGCCAGGCTATTTGAGAGCGTTCCGGTACTGCTTGGCAATGGAGTTGGCGCCTGAGTTCGGTGTCGAGCCGTCGATGCAAGTGCAGCGAATCGCGATGGTGTCCAAGCGTAACCTGAAGCGGATCAACAATCCTGACGACATCATGGCGATGCCGTACAGTCTGGTGAACCGACGCCGTCAAAGATTCAACATCTTTTCTGGTGGGTACTGATGAAGACGCCCATCCTCGGCGCCTCTTACGTCGCGGCCAGCATCAATGCCGCGAACGACCGCTGCGTGAACCTCTACCCAGAGATCGTGCAGCAGGGCGGCAAGGAACCTGCGTTCCTTCGCCGGGCGCCAGGTCTCAAGCTCCTTACGCCGACGGTGGGCGGCTCGCCTGTCACAACGCTCGACAACGGCCCGGTGCGCGGGCTGCACGTCTATGGCGACAAACTGTACGTGGTGACGGCCGAGTCGCCTGCGACGCTGCCCTATCCCGAGACCAAACTGTGGGAGTTAAACGCCAGCTATGCCGCCACGTTGCGTGGCACCGTGTCATCTGACGTTGGCACGGGTCAAGTCACAATGGCCGACAACGGCACACAGCTGTTTTTGGCGTGCGGCGACGCGGCCGGCACTAGCTACATCTTCAACAACAGCACGAACGCCTTCGCGGAAATTACGGACGTAGACTTCCCCGGCGCCTCCTCTGTCGGCTTCATTGACGGGTACTTTGTCTTTAGCGAACCCAATAGCCAGAAGCTTTGGGTCACGTCACTGCTCGACGGCACGTCGGTCGATCCGTTGGATTTTGCCAGTGCGGAAGGTGCGCCGGACCCCATCCTGTACGTCATTGTCAGTAACCGCGAGATTTGGGTGTTCGGCACCACGACGACTGAGGTGTGGTACAACGCCGGCGGCCCTGACTTTCCGCTTGAGCGTATCGCGGGCGCCTTCAACGAACTGGGTTGTGCAGCGCAATATTCGCCGGTCAAGCTATCGAACCAAGTGTTTTGGCTGGGCCGCAATCGAGAAGGCCAAGGGATCATCTATCAATCGAACGGCTATATCGGCCAGCGGATCAGCACGCACGCCGTCGAAACAGCCATTCAAAGCTATGACACGATTTCAGACGCGATCGGCATGGTGTATCAGCAGGACGGCCACCCGTTCTATGTGCTGACGTTCCCGTCGGCCAACACGACTTGGGTCTACGACTTGTCGACCAGTCTGTGGCACGAGCGCGCCGGCTGGTCGGTGTCACAGTTCACTCGGCACCGCGCCAACTGCATGGTGTCGTTCAATGGCAAGATCATCGTAGGCGACTACATCAACGGCAAGCTGTACGAGCTTGACCAGTCAACCTATCAAGACGACAGTGAGATCCAGCGGTGGCTGCGGTCGTGGCGGGCGCTGCCGACGGGCCAAAACAACCTGAACCGCACGGCGCAGCACGTCCTCCAGCTTGATTGTGAATCGGGCGTGGGCCTCGTCACCGGGCAAGGTATCGACCCGCAGGTCATGCTTCGATGGTCGGACGATGGAGGTCACACCTGGTCGAACGAGCACTGGCGGTCAATGGGTAAGATCGGCGAGACCGGGCAGCGCGTGATCTGGCGCCGGCTTGGCATGACCGAGCGTCTGCGGGATCGCGTGTACGAGATCAGCGGCACGGACCCGGTGAAGATCGCGATCATGGGTGCTGAACTGCGAGCGAGCGCGACCAATGCCTAATCCGCTACCATTTCGCATTCCTGCGCAGCGGGTGCCGCTTGTTGAAGAGACCGCGCCCACCCTTATGTCGCGTGAATGGTATCGTTTCTTCAACCGCAAACCGCGCCACGGGTCGTTCTTTGACACGACCACGCAGACAGCAGCGAATCCAAATACTGCGTACGCAGTTACGTTCAACAACACTGCCACCGCCTTTGGCATCAATCGTGGCACGCCTACGTCGCGGATCGTGGTGCCGGATACGTCGACCTACAACTTTGAGTTCTCGTTGCAGGTCGACAAAACTTCAGGCGGTCAAGGACTAATCTACGCATGGCCACGGATCAACGGGGTTGACGTGCCAGACTCTGCCAGTCGTTTGCGCGTCAAAGATAACAATGACGAGACGATCGCGTCGTGGAACTTCATGCTAGATTTGCAAGGCAACAGCTATTTTGAGTTGATGTGGGCGGTAGACAGCACGTCTGTTCAGCTTTTGGCAGAAGCCGCTACTGCCTTCAGCCCTGCCATTCCGTCGGCCATTCTCACCGTTTTTGAGGTGTCGCTATGAGCGCCAACCTGTCATCCGTTCCTAAGCTTCAGTTTTTCGACAACAACGGCAACCCGTTGGTGGCTGGAAAACTGTACACCTACGAGGCGGGCACGACCACGCCGCTGGCGACTTACACGGACTCGACCGCCACCACGCCCAACACGAACCCGATCATCTTGGATTCGCGTGGTGAGGCCAATGTTTGGTTGAGCGCAACGCAGTACAAATTTGAGCTGCGCACCGCTGCCGACGCGCTGATCTGGACGGTGGACAACATCAGTAACGCGCTTAACCTGTCGCAATTGCTGGCGTCCAGCGGCAGCGCCGCCAACCCGCCGTACACCTTCGCGGCCGACCCGACGACCGGCATGTACTTGGCCGCTGCCGGCCAGATCGGGCTGTCGGCCAATGGCACTCCGGTGTTTCGGTCGACTGACACGCAGGCGGTGCTGGACGCCAATTTGCAAGTGAGCGGTACCGCGCGCAGGATCACTGGCGACTTCAGCAATGCGACGATTGGCAGCCGTGTGGCGTTTCAGAGTAATACAACAAACGGGAACACAAGCATTCCATTTATCCCTAACGGAACTGGAACTGTATCGGGTGTTCTTTTGTATGGTGGATCAGATACGGGAAATACAAATTTTTTACAAGTCCTATCAAATGGCATTCTAAACGCAGGTATTGCCGGCACAGGAACTTACCAACCTCTTGCCTTCTACACCGGCGGCTCCGAGCGCGTCACGATAGATACGTCGGGGAATGTGGGGGTTGGAACGAGTTCGCCGGGAAGTTATGGAAGATTGGAATCTGTTGGCGCTGCTGCATATGGAGCATCGCTAGTGGCTGTTTCTAATTCGTCTGGATCTGATTGGGCGCGAATAGATTTGAAGCATCAGGCATTAGCTAACACCGCAATATTATATCTTGATCAAGCAGGCGAATTTGCCATTCGTAATGACTATAACGGCCCAATAACTTTTTCGACAGATGGCGCCAACGAACGTATGCGTATCGATTCCTCCGGCAACGTAGGAATCGGCACAACGTCTCCTAGCGATAGACTTTCAGTAGCGGCGGCGTCGGGTGCTGTGTACGCTGCTATCAACAACGGCACGGTTAACACAGTTTTGGGCGTGTCGGCTGGAAATGAGGGTTTGCTTGGGACTACTACAAACCAAGATTTGCTGTTTTTTGCCAATAACGCAGAACGCGCCCGCATCACCGCTGCTGGCCTGTTTAAATTCGACAGCGGCTACGGCTCCGTCGCAACAGCCTACGGTTGCCGGGCTTGGATTAATTTTGATGGCACGTCCGGCAGCATTGGAGCGGGCCGCGCCAGCGGTAATGTAAGCAGCGTTACTGACAACGGTACAGGCGACTATACCATCAATTTTACGACCGCAATGCCGGACGGTAATTATTGTGTGTCAGGGTCAATTAAAGAGTTTGATTCAACCGCTTTTTCGACGTTGTTTCTTATTGGAGCACGGCAGACAATTGCGAACACATTCAACACAGATTACATTAGGGTAAATTCCATATCTGTCGGAGGGACGCTAATTGACGCTGTTGTAGTGTCTGTGGCTGTTTTTAGGTGATCAACATGAAAGTCATTTACGCAACACCGACCGGAGGCGTCGCCATCATCCACCCGACTGGCGAGCTGCCGATTGAGGTAATTGCTCGCAAGGACGTGCCGCAGGGCGTGCCTTACAAATTTGTTGAGGACTCAAGCATTCCGACCGATCGAACGTTCCGCAATGCTTGGGTTGCTGAGCCGTTTGAGCCGGACGGGCTCGGTGATCCGGAAGGGTATTGGGCCGAACAGGCCGCAGCGCTGGAGCCGGAGTCTCAATTGGAACTTGAGTTTGAGGAGCCGGAAGCATGATCAAAGTCGATCTTGACAAAGCCAAACTGATCGCGCACGATCGACGTCGGGCGGCTCGCGAGCAGGAGTTTGCGCCGTTCGATAATGTGATCGCCAAACAGATTCCTGGCGCATCCGCGCAAGCGGCCGAAGCCGAGCGTCAAAAGATCCGCGACAAGTATGCCGTCATGCAGATTGCGATCGATGCAGCTCAAACGCCTGATGCAATTAAAGCGGCGCTTGAATGATTGCCCGTCGCGCCACGCTTGCTGACCTGCCCGACATTTTGCGGATGGGGGCGGCGTTCCACGCCGCGTCGCCGGTGCATCAGTCGATACCATTTGACTCGGACAGTTTGCAGCAGTTCTGCGAACAGGCGTTCGACAACACGGAGGTCGGCTTTTGGGTTGCGGCTGACGGCGATCGGATCGCGGGCATGGCCGCAGCGGTGATCTTTCCGTCTTACTTCAACCATACCGCGACGATCGTGCAGGAGTTGTTCTGGTGGGTCGATTCCGACGCCCGAGGTATCGGTGCCGGCAAACAGTTGATCAAGTCGATCGAACAGTGGGCGGCTGATCTGGACGCCAAGGCAGTCTTTATGATTGCTTTGGCTGACAAAAACGAGGAAAAGATGCAAAATGTCTACGCCCGCAGGGGCTACCGCCCGCTTGAGCGGACGTTCATACGCGAGGTGATGTAATGGCTATCGCCACGGGAACCGCCCTTCTTGCCGGCGGAATGTTAGGCGGCGCTGCGCTGGGTGCGCGAGCGTCCAAAAAAGCTGCGTCGACACAAGCCGCTGCCGCTCGCGAGGGCATGGAAGCGCAAGAACGCATGTTTGAGCGTCAGCTTGAGCTGCAAGAGCCTTTCCGTCAAGGCGGTCTTGAAGCCCAGAACATGCTGATGCGTGAGCTACGCAGCCCGCAACAGTACCAAGCGTCGGCGGGCCTGTCGCCTGCTGAGTTGGCTGGAGAGCAGTTCAACTTCCAAGCCGACCCTGGTTATGGGTTCCGGCTGTCGGAAGGTTTGAAGGCGCTTGAGCGCAGCGCCGCCGCTCGTGGGGGTTTGATGTCAGGTGGTACGGGCAAAGCGCTTCAACGGTACGGCCAAGACTTGGCCTCGCAGGAGTACAGCAACGCTTTTCAGCGGTTCCAAGCTGACCGTGCGGCGCGAGCCGGGCTAGGCGCAATGGAGTACGGCCAGTTCGCGGGCGAGCGCAGCGCGCGCCTTCTGCCGCTGATGCAGCAGGTTCAAGCCGGCCAAGGGTTGACGTCGAACATCGCGGGTCAGATGGCGAACCTTGGCGCAGCGCAAGCGGGCGCCGCCGGTCAGATCGGGGCCGCGCAGGCCGCCGGCCAGATGGGCGCGGCGAATGCGTTCTCGAACGCGATCGGCCAAGGCACCAACCTGTACATGCAGAATCAGTACCTGAACGCTTTGAGGCCGCCGCCGACGTACATGCCGATGACTTACGGCTACGCAAGTCAGTACGGTCAAGGCTCTCTGTAAGGACGCCCAGATGGCAATCCAACCGCAAATCGCGATGGGCTTCCGCCCGCCGCAGATCGAGTCGCCGTTGAACATGATGTCGCAGTTTGCGCAGCTTCAGTCTGCGCAACAGGCGAACGCTTTGCGCCAGGCGCAGATGCAGAAGATGCAACTCGACGAGGAGCGCCGGAACGCGCTGATGATGCGCGCGCAGAGCGGCGCGCCGCTGACGTTTGAGGACGTCGTGCCGTTCGGCGAGCAAGGGTTTGAGGCGCTGAAGGCACAGCAAGGTCAACTGAAGGCTCAGCGCGAAGAAGCAGAGCGTCAGCAAGAGCAGATGCGCAAGCGGCAGAGCACGCTGGCGCAAACGCTGTTCAATCTGCGTGATGACCCGTCGGTCGACAATCTTGCGCGCGCATGGCAGACCTTGAAAGAAGGCGGTATGGGTGAGGGGCTTGAGGCTACGGTCGCGGAGATGCTGCTGATGACGCCGGAGCAGCGTCGAGCGGCGGCGGACCAGTACGTCAGGACCACGCCGGGCATGGATCGGTACATAGCTGACATCGAAAAGACGGCGGCCGAGACTGCGTTGAAGGCGGCGCAAGCGCGCGACGTCGGGAAGGTGAAGCCGCCTCAACAAACGGAACTTGCCCGGTTGCTTGCCGAGCAAAAACAATTTCCGTCAGGCACGCCGGAATTTCAAACGTATCAAAAGGCAATCGAAAACTATAGGCGCGGCGTAACCATTGAAACACCCGTGCCAGTAGTTGACCCTTCAACAGGACAGGTGACTTACGTTACCCGCCAAGAAGCAATTGGCAAAACGCCGCCTCAATTTATGGAAGGCTTGACACCACGCGAGCGTCAACAACGTGAAGCCAAATTTCCCGCCGCTAAAGCAGCAGTCGCTGCGTTTGATCAAAAAGCCGACAAGCTAGACAACTTGATTGAACAGTTTGTCAATCACTCAGGCGTCAACCAAATTACCGGCCTGATTGGCGGTCGCATTGTCGGTATTACCGATGAAGGCCGGGCAGCCGAGGCGCTGTACAACACAATTATGGCGCAGGGTGGGTTTAGCGAGCTTCAAGCTATGCGCGATGCCTCGACCTCGGGCGGTGCCCTTGGATCGGTGTCAAACCAAGAAAACCAATTTTTGAGGGATGCTTTTGGTGTGACAAAACGCACTCAAAATACCGCTGATTTGATTAAAGGTTTCAGAGACGTTCAGTCTACGTTGCGATCGTCAAAACTGCGAGTGCGTCAGGCGTTTGAAGACACTTACGCGTACCGGCCTGAGTTTACGCAACCTGCGCCTGTCACGCCCTCTGGCGGTCCGGCCGCAGCGCCCGCTGCACCCGCACAACCATCAACAGGTGCTCCGATTCAGCTACCAAAAGACAACGCGGACGCGGTCTACAATAGCCTCCCATCCGGCGCGCAGTTTATCGACCCGAATGGTGTCCTAAGA